TAACGGACTCAAGCCTGCGAGCCATGCAGAGTTGGGCTGGTCAGGTACTGACAGCGATACCCCTATCTATGATGAGTTGCTAGAGATGGCTAAGCATTATGGCTGGGCATACCCAGGAAAGGTGTATGACAATGAGTGAAGAGCCAACATGGAAAGATGAGGCTATCTCTTGGTACGCTAGTGACCTACATGAGATGGGTTACATCAAGAATGAAGATGAGTGGAACGAGTTACTCAATCTGCTATGCGAAACTGTGCAAGTACATCTTGAGGAGATGAAAGACAATGGCTAAGGCACACATGACTGCGCTGTACTGGTATCAGACTGAACTTGATAAACTAATCAAGGTCGGCTATGCTAGTGGTGAAGCACACAAGATACTCAAAGACAGGCTTGCCACCATGGATAGTATCGAATGGCTAGAACCAACCAACAACCTAACAGTACTGTTAGATAATGAGGAGGTCTGATGACTGAGATAGATACAACATCCCTTGATGTTGATACAGATGAACGACAAGTGGTGTGTTGTTATGGTACATGTACTAATACCATAGACATGGACAATGACACATACGCACTTGATAGCGCAGAAGATGCGTACTGTGAGGCTCACATCTTCGTATGTAACTGGTGTGACTGCACATTCCCAGACACCGAGGTGCACGATAACTTCGGTGGTTACTGTGTCCCATGTGGCAACAGAATGTCTACATGTGACAGATGTGGTAGGACTGAACACGAGAATGACATGTACAACATTAGCAGTGATGATTGGTGTCACAGTTGTTACGAGGATTACTCTGAGCATTGCAGTCGTTGCGATTACAGTTATGACCCTAGACAGGGCAGGTGCTGTGGTGGTACTCATGATGTTCATGACTATGGTTACAAGCCTTATCCTCAATTCCATTGGGTAGAGAATGACCCTGATGCTGACCGCCATGTTTACATGGGGTTTGAGTTAGAGGTTGAGTCTAATGGTGATGACTATGATGGTCCGGAATTAGTGGAGTCATACTTAGGCGACCTTGTTTACTTCAAGGAAGACGGCTCACTTAGTGACGGCTTCGAGATAGTCACACACCCAATGACCCTTGCCTATGCACACAGTATGAACTGGGAATGGACTCAAGGGTTACTGGATAAGGGCTATCGCTCATGGGACAGGAGTACCTGTGGCTTACATGTTCACGTTGATAGACGTGGCTTCAATGGCAGGTTGCATCAGTACTCATTCACTCTGTTACTCATGCGCAACAAGGCTTTGTCTTACCTAATTGCAGGTAGACAAGGCAACTCGTATGCATCCTTTGACAAGAACGTACGCACAGAAATACCTAAGCATCTAAAGGGTCAAGACAACTGTGCTCAACGGTATTCTGCTGTCAATGTACTACCAACATCTACCCTTGAAGTGCGTATGTTCAGGGGTTCACTAAAGAAAGAACGCATACTTGCTGCACTTGAGTATGTGCATAGTGCCGTAGAGTATTCACGCGGTGCTAGGTCAGGTGTTGGTGCTGAGGAATACTTAACAGCACCTGCATTTATCCAATGGTTACGAGGCAACAAGGTCTTGTATCCAAACCTATTAAGTTACATCAATCAATCAGTCGAGTTCGGCTTTAGCGAGAAGTCTTATACTTCTCAGAATAGTGGAGAGTAATTATGTGTATGCTATGTGTATCCCTTCCAGGGTCACGACCGACACGCGAGCAGTTAGAGATTGCTTGCTACAACAACAACGATGGCTTCGGCTATGCAGTACATCACGGCGACCACATTGTGGCAGGTCGTGGTATGCGAGTAGACGTAACCATTGACAGGTTCTTTGCTGAGTTAGATAAGAATCCTAATGCTATCGGTATGTTCCATGCCCGTCTTACCACACATGGTACGACACACGTTGAGAACAATCACCCATTTAGGGTTGACGGTCGCAAAGACATTGTGCTAGGTCACAATGGTATGCTACCTATCACGCCTAAGAAGGGTGACAAACGCTCAGATACCCGTATCTTTGCTGAAGATTTGCTACCTAACATGGGTGTTGATGTGCTTGACGACCCTGTGTACTTCAAGCAACTAGAGGACTGGGCTAGAGGTAGCAAGATTGCTATCCTCAACACATCACCCGACCTCAAAGATGACGTGTACATTCTCAATGAGAAAGACGGTCACTGGGTTGACGGTATCTGGTGGTCTAATACCTCGTACAAGTCACGCAGTTACTGGTCGTACGGTAGCACCGGTAGTTACTACAATGGCTATGCATCTAAGGAAGACTACGACCTGTTCACCAATGATAAGAATCTATTGCTATCATCTGATGAATTGATTGATGCTGACGGTACCGTCAGAACTATCTATGATGTGTGCTACCATTGCTACTCACACCTACGAGAGGACGACTACAACGAGGGTGCTTGCACTGCATGCAATACATGTATAGACTGCAACGAACACATGGCACACTGCATGTGCTACAATCCTAACAGTACTGTTAGAAGTAACGACTACTGGTGGAAGCAAGAACAACAACAACTAGAGAAGATGGACTGGTAACATGACAGAAACGATTAAGATTACATATGAAGTTGAGTACTTCTACCATGAGATACTCAAGGACATGCTGGACAGTGGTGAGTATGGGTTGGGACAGCATCCTGTAACTGACGAGGCTATTATATACAATGCACTAGACAAGTTCATTACCATGAGCGGTGGTATCCCTATGATTCCATCAGCCCTTGACCAAGCAGGTGTACTCACAGTGGAAGATGATAGGGGAGAACTTCTCTATCAATTCCCAGGGTACAACACACTAGCACAGAGAGAGGACGACCATGATTCGCGAGTATTTCAATGAGGTTATGCTTGACGTAAGGTCAATCGCTGCCGAATCAAAGATAGATTTGTTTGAGTTCCGGTCGCGAGACGGTGGTAACCCTGCCTCCATGCCAGTCAGAAATCGCCAGAAGATGAGTGACTTGGTGCTTGAACTACCTGACTTTGAGAATGCATCATGCAAGGGCATTGGACATCAGGCTTTCTATGATGATGGACTAGAGGTTGAAGCACCGATAGACCAAGACGATACAATCTGGTCATCAAACAAACCGATACAACATGCATACCTCAGGCGTATGTGCCTGTCATGTCCAGTAGTACAAGAGTGCAGGGAGTGGGGCATAACACGTGAGAGGTATGGGTTCTGGGGTGGTATGACTGCTACTGAACGTGAGTCAGAGCGCATCATGCGTGGCATCAGAGTTAATGAGATAGACTATCAAGTACACATAGGAAAGGTAGAAGTTAATATGGGAGGTGATGAAGATGAGCAATAGTTTACATGGGTCAGGCTGGCTGACCAGTGATAGAAGTGATGATTGGGATTGCCCTGAGTGTGGTGTCGAGGTCATTGACATAGACGTACCGGCAGATGATGATGGTACTACTGTTAGTTATTGTCCCGACTGTAACTATGAGAAGATAATTACAGATGAGCAACGCCTTGAGTGGGTCACTGACTATGATAGTGAGCAAGACTATGGAAGATAACAGTCCATTGTTCCTGCTCGACATGACAGATGAGTTCAGGGAGGAGGCAGGTGTGTGGTGGAATACACGTGCACATCCTGCCCTTAAGATGTTGGTTGTATCTGCTGCATACTATGAACACATAGCACATGACGTAGAGCATGCAGATGATTACCTTAAGGAGATATCTGGTGAGATGGATTAACGCACTGTCTTATGCACTTAACCTTGTATTGTTGATTGCTTTATCAAATGCAAAGACAACCATAAATCGTTACGAAAAAGTTATGAGAATGTTAGGAGTCAAATGAGAACAAGAAAGAAGGAACTTGATGCTATCTCCGATGCACTGTCACGACCCGCCGAATCGGTGGATGAATTAGCCAAAGACGTATGGGACCTGATAGATTCATACCGTAGGGAAAGAGATGTGTACGTGGTAGGTGTTAACTACCAGGGGGTTGGACAATTTCTCTTTGGACCTTACGAGTCAGAGGCTATGGCTACCAAAGACTTCGAGGGTCGAGGTAACATACAAGCACTCAAGTCCGGTGACGTGGCAAGGGTATTCAAGGTGCTTGCACCTAGTAAAATCTTTGACGACACGCCGATACAAGGTGATTTATTTGACACACGTTAAAACAAAACATAGTATCATATATAGTACTATATAAGAAGCCCCTTAAGGGGCTTCTAGTTATAGTAGTTCATTACTCTCCTAGTGATGGGTGGTGGGTATGTTCCTAGTGCATGCTCACCACCACAAGGCAGCACCAAGTGGTCAACAGATGATAAGGGGAAGTATCATCTGATTGTTCGGGTGCAATCCCTGTTGCTGCCACGCAAGACTAACAGGAAGGACACAAGATGTCTGTGAAAATAAATGGATATGACTTACCAAGTCACATCTCATACTCACAACTAACCACATGGTTAGATTGTGGTTGGAAGTACTACCTATCACGTATCGTTCAGTTAAAAGAGGATGGTTCTTGGTGGTTAGTAGGAGGCTCGTCAGTTCATGAGGCTACCGAAGCCTTTGACCATGCTATGTACGAGATTGAGGGCAAATGAGTAGCCCAACATCACCAGAAGTATTAGATGTTCTGTGGAAAGATACGTGGGACAGGGTAAAAACCGCTCACAGTGCCTCTACGGGGCAGGAATCGGCATTGTGGAGGAAGGCTGGCCGTACTACCAAGGCTAACCCAGACGGGGAAGACGAGTCATGGTGGCTAGAAGAGGGTCGTAAGATGCTGGACTCATGGGTGCAGTTCCGGACTGGTCAACTAGGCTGGAGTATCTGGACTACACCTGATGGTAAGCCTGCCATTGAAATCTCAATGACCCCACACATGGGTGATGTCCCAGTCCAAATGGGTATTGACCGTGTGATGGTGACACCAGATGGTGAGTTGGTTATTGTAGACTTAAAGACTGGTAAGTACACACCATCATCAGACTTACAGTTAGCACTGTATGCTGTGGGTATGGAGAAGACCTTTGGTATCCGACCAAAGTATGGTACTTACTGGATGGCACGCAGTGGCACAACATCACCACTGATTGACCTAGATTTCTACACCAAGAACATGATAGAGAAAATAGTTGGTGACTTTGACAGGGCACGTAAGGGTGCACTGTTCATCCCTAACTACAATCACTGCAAGATGTGTGGATTTAAGACAGAATGCGAATGGAATAAGGAAGGAAAGTAATGACAGAGAAAAACTATGTAGTCAATGTTAAGACTACCAAGGGTACTATCGTCACAGCACGTGGAGATAGTGCAGAGGAACTAATGAATAACATTGAGGCACTCATCAAGCAGGGTGCTGGAGATGTTATTGCGGTACTAGAGCAAGTGCTGACAGGTACGCCACCGGTATCTCCCAGTAACAGCGCAATCGATACAGTGGTTGCTTCGTTAGGTGGGACAGTAGTAAGTGAGACACCAGTAACTACTGGATTCGCACCAGTACCACCACCAACCAGTACACCACTGCCTACATCGGCAGGTCAGGTATCGTGTTCACACGGTTCAATGATTGGTCGTAAGGGTAACGGTGCTAAGGGTGAATGGAAGGGTTACTTCTGTCCAACACCTAAGGGTACGCCAGACCAGTGTCCACCACAGTGGCTCACTAAGAAAGACCCTGCTTGGAATAGCATCTAATCTAATCACTACCTAGGAGATAACATGAAGACACTAATGAGAGCAGTAGGTCGCCCCGATATAGGGGGCGAGCCTATGCCACCAGTGTTTCGTGCATTTGATGAGAACCAAATCATCTTCCGTAGGGCAGAGGTCAGCATGATTGCAGGTCAGCCAGGGGCAGGTAAATCCACACTTGCCCTTGCGCTGGCCCTGCGTATGCAGGCACCTACCTTGTACCTATCAGCGGATACCAATGCACACACTATGGCAATGAGATTGTACTCAATGATTACTGGTAATTCACAATCAGAATCAGAGAAGATAATCTCTGACAATCCAGAGCAAGCCAAGCAAGCACTAGCCCAAGCACGACACATCTACTGGTCATTCGATTCCAATCCTGGACTCGGTGACATTGATGATGAGGTAACAGCAATCGAAGAATTGCTAGGTGAATCACCTGCACTAATCATTGTTGATAACCTTATGGATGTGGCGATGGATGGTGGCGAAGAGTTTGGTGGTATGCGCTCTGCTATGAAGGAGTTGAAGTACCTTGCAAGAGATACCAATGCGGCTGTGCTTGTACTGCACCACACTAAAGAATCCTACAGCGCAGACCCATGCCCACCACGAAGCGCAGTACAGGGAATGGTTAACCAACTACCAGCACTCATCCTTACAGTCGGACAACACCAAGAAATGATGGCTGTTGCCCCTGTAAAGAATCGTTATGGTAAGGCTGACCCCTCCGGTAACACACCAGTGTGGCTGCGATTCAATCCTGAGTACATGTACTTGGCTGACCTAGAGGAAGCACGATGAGAAAGAAAAGAATCAAGTGTAACCAATGCCATGAGGAACAAGAGACAACCACAATCTTTATCCACATAGTTGAATGCGATAGGAACATCAGACACTACGCAAAGAAACTCATTGCCGAACTGGAACGAGAACTACGTGAGTAAGAGTAAACAAAAAGGTACGTCAGCAGAAACTGCTGTAGTTAACTGGCTTAACAGTAAAGGAAGAAAGCATGTGGAACGACGAGCACTATCTGGCCTTCTTGACAGGGGCGATATTGCTGGTATTCCTGGTGTTGTTATCGAGGTAAAGAACCATCAGCGTATGGAACTTTCAGCATGGCTCAAAGAACTAGAGGTTGAGATGCATAACGACAAGGCAGATACCGGTATAGTCTTGCACAAGAAGAAAGGTACTACCGATGTGGGCATGTGGTACGCCACAATGCCAGTACATGGATGGTATAAACTATTGGAGGAAGCAGGTTACTAATGGAAAAGCATAGCATCTTGGCTGTGCTTGAGCATTATGGTGGGTCAATCTATCGTGAGCGTAATGGGTGGCAGAAACTTAAGTGTCCATTCCACGATGACTCACATGCATCAGCCACAGTTAACATAGAAGAAAATGCATTCAACTGTTTTGGTTGTGGCATTAAAGGTGATACTTACAAAATCATTATGGAGAAGGAAGGAATAGAGTTTCGTGAAGCAGTCAAGGTCGCAGAAGGAATCACTGGGCAAAGCAGTTCTACACTACGCAAAGTACATAGCGCAGGCAGAGGGGTATCTAGCAAGTCGGGGAATCACCTTAGCAGACGCGCATACAGCCCACCTGGGCTTGGTCGTAGAGCCTCTACCAGGCCATGAACAATTCATTGGCAGGTTAGCAATCCCGTACATCACACCTACTGGTGTGGTGGACATTAGGTTCCGTTCTATAAACGGAGAAGAACCTAAGTACATGGGTATGTCAGGTAGTGAGACAAGGTTATACAACGTAGCAGCAATCAGTCAGGCAACTGACTTCATAGCAGTATGTGAAGGAGAGATAGATGCAATCACGCTCACGCAAAAGTGTGGTATCCCGGCAATTGGGGTTCCTGGTGCTAACTCGTGGAAAAGACATTACTCGAAACTCTTACAAGACTTCGAGCGTATCTATGTTTTTGCGGATGGCGACCAGCCAGGTTCGGATTTTGGTAAGAAACTGGCGAGAGAAGTTCAGGGAGTTATTGTAATCAACATGCCTGATGGTGAAGATGTTAATAGTATATTCAACAAACAAGGAACAGAGTTCTTTAGAGGGAAGGTAGCAGCATGAGCAAGATGAAGAGTGAGTGGGAAGATGAATACTTCGGCGAGGGACACATTTACATCGCAGGAGATTGGGGTTATACTGAACCTAATAAAGGACTTCGGGATAAAGATAGAGAACGTGAAGAGGCTAAGCAACGACACCCTTCTTCAGGTTACTCTAAGTTTGCCAAAGAAGAGGTAGAGGACTTCTGCTTACGCTTTGCTTTGTATGATATCCAAGATGAGTTAGCAGATACATTGCTAAGTAAGCACGAGGACTATGGTCCAAAGAATATTACTGATGCACCTGGCGGTGCACTCAATGGTATCCGTGTTCGTATGCATGATAAGACAGCAAGGCTTAACAACCTAATAGATAACAATAAAGAACCAAAGCATGAATCAATCCGAGACACACTCGTGGACATCGCTAACTATGCAACCATTGCACTCATGGTCATAGATGGTGTATGGGACACTGAGTAAACAGATAAGGAAACAACATGAAGCGTATCGTAGTACTATCAGACATGCAAATACCGTATCAAGATAAGCGTGCAACTCGTGCAGTTATGAACTTTGTTGCAGACTACGAACCAGATGAGTTGTTCTGTGTAGGTGATGAGGCTGATAGCCCAGAACCGTCACGTTGGAACAAAGGTTTGGCTGGAGAGTTTGTAGGAACTCTACAGAAAGGTCTAGACGAGACAACAAGAATCATGACAGGATTTAAGGAAGCACTGGGCGATAAGCCTTTCCACACAATGAGGAGTAACCATGGAGACCGAATCCAAAACTACGTCACACGATTTGCACCAGCCTTATCATCACTACGTGACCTTGAATATTCTAAACTTCTTCGGTATCGTGAAAATGAAATTACGTATCACGAAAAGTTTTATCAATTCACCCCAGGATGGGTCCTTGCGCATGGCGATGAAGGTCGCGCCAACAAACAACCTGGTGGTACGGCTCTTACCCTTGCTAGACAGATTGGGGCTTCAGTTGTCTGCGGTCATACACACAAGCAAGGGATTCAACACGAACATACTGGCTTTGGCGGTACCATTAAACACAGATTGTACGGGGTGGAAGTGGGTCATCTCATGGACTTGGGGCAAGCACACTATCTCGGACAAACTGGTGCTAACTGGCAGCAAGGATTCACAATTCTTTATCAGCGTAGAGGCAATGTGACTCCTGTGAACGTACCAATCAATGGTCGCTCATTCGTAGTTGAGGGTAAGGTTTATGAGTTCTAATGATAATTTTGTCCAAGAGTATGAAGGTATGGTTCGACAGATTGCATCCGAATATCATCGCAAGTATCCAATGGTGGAGAAAGCAGATTTAGAACAAGAGATATGGTTGTGGTTTGTGCAGCATCCACGCAAGATGGAGGAGTGGACAACTAACCATGAGTCGAAAGACTCTGACAAGTTAATTGCTCGCTCTCTCCGGAATGCTTCGCATGACTATTGCATCAAGGAGAAGGCACGAGTAGAAGGGTATGCACCTGACGATGTTTTCTTCTACAAGAAGGAGTTCATCAAGATGATGATTCCTGCTGTGCTATCAGATGACTGGCAGAAGATTGAGAACAGCATGGCTAACATGGGTCGCACCATGAAAGCCCCATCGGAGTCAGGTGACTTCATGGCTTATGCTGCGGACATCAAGAAAGCATTTGAAGAACTTGATGAGACAGAACAGAACCTAGTGTTCTTGTTCTATGGTGAGGATGTTGATTCAAAGACACTTCATGACATGGTTAACAATGAACGACCAACTGCTAGGGCTACGGCAATGGCAGCCAATCGTTCACTCAACAAGATGGTTAGAAAACTAGGTGGCTTTGCGCCACAGAAGGATAACGATTATGTGGAACAAAAAGTTGAAGAAGGAATTGAAGAGGGAGCAATGGCTGGAGTCCCAGAGAATCTATGATAGGTTCTATGAGGAGATTGATGACCTCTGGTCAAAGATATATGAACTAGAATCTAAACTGGAAGGAGCAAAGGGTGATTTGCCAAGAGTGTCAGAGAGCAGGGGATGCATCAAGATTATCCTCTGAGCCTACCCTAGCCCACATGTTCCGAAGGGAACTATGGTACAAGGCTAAGACATTGCATGCTATGTGCAAGGCAGTTGATTGCTACTGTCAGCATTCAGTTAAGGCTATAACTTAAAACAAAAATAACCCCCCTTGGATTTCTCCTTGGGGGGTTATTGCTTTATGAGGATGGAACTTCTTCTGGTAGAGGTTCACCAGGTTGCCACCATTTGAACTGACGGTTAGATGATGTGCATCCACCACCACCCATGATTTTGTATTGGACTGTCATGGGGTAGATACTTTTAGTTTCCCATAACAACGTACCATTCCATACCTTGATACCTTTTGGGTAGGGATATGTATTAGTGCCTGTTGTGTCCAACTTACCATCGGGTAAGTGTCTTGCTAGTCTCATCTTGATGTAGCGAGGTTTCTTCTCGCACTGCATGTGCAACTGTGAAACCCATAGAGTTCGCTCACCGTTTAAGGTGAATGAATCACTGCCACTAAATGGAACGTCAGTCCATTTGTTGGTGCGTAGCGATACCGTACTCTCATCCTTCTTTAGTTTACTTGCACCTGCATCAGCCTGTGACGAAGACAACATGAGAACGAGAGCAGTACTTAGAGATACCGCTACTATCTTGCGAAGCAATTACGCCTCTGGTGTTGCTGGTTTCTTGGCATCACCAATGATTTTAGCAGGGTCTAAACCACCGCCACGCTTCCAGCCTGGACCTGCCTGTAGTTCCATGTGAAGATGGGGACCGGTGACGTTTCCGTCTTTCCCAACCTTACCGATGAAGTCTCCAGTCTTAAGTGTCTGTCCGACCTTGACCTTGTAAGAGGATAGGTGAGCAAAGAGAAGATGACCGCCTTCAACTTTGAGTAGTACTGAGAACTGTCCGAAGGCAGCACCCCATACCTGACCTACCTTTACAACCTTACCGTCGCATGGAGCAACAACGATTGCACCTACTGGTGCAGCGTAGTCTACTCCTTCGTGCTTTCCGGAAGACCACATCTTTCCTTTAACACCGAAGGGTGTCGTGACCTTATACTTTGTGTCTTGCATTGGTGAAGCCATTAGTCTTCATCCTCATCTCTTAGGGGTATTGTTACTAACCATACAAGGAAACCAGATATTACTAGGATTCCTGTAACCTTCTTGGCTCCGCCATCTAACGTAAAGTAAGCGATGGCGAGTCCGACCAAGGTGTATGTCTCTGCTGTGATTTCTTTCAAGTATTTCTTTAGCCTGTTAAACAACTACTTAAGTCTCCTGACTTGGGCTAACTGACCTACGATAACGGCAGCAACCACAACACCCTGAGATTCTTCTCTCTGTTCAGGTGTCATGTCACTACCAATAGCCATGATTGCCTCAGCAGCCATTGCAATCTGTACGGCTCCAGGTACGTTTTCTAGGTAGGTTGGTAGTTGGATATCAACCTGGGCTAGAAACTCCTCTACGGGGCTTACAGGGGCAGGAACAGCCATTGTAGGCTGTGGCTCTGGGGTTATTTCTGGGACTATTTCTTCTATCGTAGGACTAGGGGAAGGGGTAGGCTCAACTTGTACAGATTCTTGTACAACTTCTGGAGTTGGAGTTGGCTCTACTGGTACTGGTACGACATCTAACTGGGAAGGGCTAGGTGTAGGTTCAGCGACAGTCTCGGTAGGGGTGGGACTTGGTTCTGGTGTAGGTTCAACTGTTGGAGTTGGGGTATCCGAAGGGATAACCGTAGGCTCTGGAGTTGGACTAGGTTCTACCGTAGGTGTAGGTGATGGAATCACTGGTGGTTCAGTGAATGATGTTGGTACCGGAGCAGGTGGTACCTCTGTAGGTACACCACCATTAACATCAAACGCTGCTTCCATAGGTACGACAGGTTGACCCTGCTCAAACCTAATGCCACGTCTTACGTTTTCTGGTAGCCACCCAAAGGTAACTATCTCTCCATGCCAACCACCATCAGATGCACGATTGATTACCAATCTAATCTGAGTTAGTTCACCTGTTGATTGTGGGAATGGTCTAACGCTCCACTCAGCACAGAATGTATTCTCTGTTGAGCCAAA